AACATTGGTTCGAGTGTGCAATACACTGAGAGATTGTCATCTCCACCGCCAATCCCAAGGTCAAACGTAGCGTCCGAATGACGAAGGTAAGCCCCATTCTCGATGCGGTTCATCTCAGTCTCAGTCAATGGCTTGTGCTCACCCGGCTCATAGAGGAGCCAAAGACGGAAGACGAGAAGACCCAATTCGAGGCCCAGCTTCTCAACCAGTTCAAAACCTTGATTGAGAATTTTCGTGTGGCGATTGATGCCCGTTGTGATGCGCTCACCGCTACCAACGCCCATGTCAACGGCTTGCATTGCAAGATCAAGGTACTTGTTGACGATGAAGAGCTTGCGCTTGTCGTCAATTGAACCCAATCCTGCGATGGGATCTCGCATAGTCCTAATCCCGTCACGAATCTTGCTCAACAGCGAACGGACAGTATTGACATAGCGAGATCGATCATGAACACAAACCGTGCTATCCATCTTCGAGTTGTCAGTGGACACGAGGGTCTTGTAGATCTTCTGTCCCTTGACCCACATAGGGCGAAGCATGTTCTGATGAAACAGATTGACCCGTTCATCTTGCGCTTCGATACTCATGTGGGAGAGGGAAAGGTGCGAGAACCCTTCGTGCATGACTGACTCAGTGGGACAGCAGAAAAGAGCATTGCTTGCAGCCGCTCGAGTACCCATGTTCAGGATCATACGGGGCAACTTCGATGGGTCCAACCCAATCTCCTTGAGCTTCTGGATCATCTTGTAGGTCTGCGGAGTATCTTGCTCCACGTATTCCCACATGGCGTCTTGAAGCTTCGAACCCCATTTGAGAGGGAGCTTCACAGATGCGAGGTGAAGCCCGGGATCCTCTGCGGCAACGTAACCCATGTACTTGCCTAAGATGGAGTTCAATTTCTCAAGTGTCGTCTGATTCTCAGCCGTGATCCAAGCCAGTGGCGTTTCCTCATGAAGAGTTACCTGCCAATGACGATGAATGCCAGCAAGAGTGTTCTCAACGCAATCCTTGAGAGCAGGAGCAGGTTGCACCAGAAGTGGCCCGACTCTGATAGCACCAAGCTGATCAGGATCGTCCTTCTCCGGTTCCTCGAACGTTCCGCCGAATCGTGTGACGTCGAAGTCCTTCCTGTCCATTGAGTGAGGAATGATGCTCACACTCGGACGGAGCTCCGGGAGCTTGCCTTGGTAGATCCGAGCAGGGTACGCCGGATAGGCATGCTCATGACCCGCGGAGATCACTATCTCATGCTGGTCGACTGGCTCTGATGTGCCTTCGAATCCGACTTTAGCGAGCATTCCACGTGCCCATGCGATCATCGACAGTACTGCTACGTGTTCGTAGTCTGACTTTTCGGTCGCTGACAGGAAGTTCGACTTGTCGAATGCGCCCACCACACGAGATTGCCCAGGATACGAAGATGGCCCATCTGTGGCCTTCTCCTGGTCAGCGTGGCGGTATGCTTCTGTGATGATGGCCCACGTTTTCCCTGCGATGACATACTCAAGGTACTGATCATCGCCGGCACACGGGCACAAATGCACAGAATCGATTAGACTCGAGAGCCACTGACGAAGGCATGAATCCTCCTGGGTCCACACTGCGACATCGGACTGTGTGAGGTGGAGACGCACAGTCACGATCTCGTCGTTCTTCAGCGGAAGAGCATAATTACGTGGGCATCGATCCAGATAGAATGTCCAAGAGCGGGAATTCTTCATCTGCTGCGGAGTCACCTGAGGAACCCAGGCTTTTCCGCTCCCTCGATGCAGTTGTAATGCACCAAATTGGTGTGCTGTCTTAGCTTTCTCTTTCTTCTGCATAGCCATTCGCTGCAGGACCGGAGCGCAGAAGAAGTCGTTGAAAGCCAGAACTGGCCCTGCCACCACCTTGGTTGTCAAGCACAGGGTAATGCTTGAG